ACAGCAATAGAAATTGAACTACTTGGCGATGAACTAGAAGCAGAAATGGAAGAACGTAGCTTGCCTAGAGTTAAATTTGGTACTGGTGTAAACACAGGCACATGTATTGTGGGTAACATGGGTGCTGAAACTAGATTAGATTATAGTGTTGTAGGCGATGCTGTAAACTTAGGTGCAAGACTAGAAGCAGAAACTAGGAAGCAAGATACTCCTATTTTAATAAGTGAGTACACATATCAGCAGACTACAAACATTCCATGTTCTAAATTGGGCGAAGTTACTGTTAAAGGTAAAGAGGAGCCTGTTAAAATTTATGCTCCGATAATTAATGGTGAAGTAAGAAAACTTTACAAATAATTATTCGTCGGGATCGTAGTGTCTAAATTCAGTAAACAACTTAGCATATTCCAGCAAATCTAATCTCAATGTCTGCAAGTGTTTTAACTCTATCGGAGCAGTAAACTTTGCAACATGGTATATAGGTATGTAATAGTTCAAAATTTTATCTACTTTTTGTCTATCTTTAATTATGTCTTGTATAACTCTATGATAAAAGTTAGGCTCTATGATAAGTTGACTTAACCAAACATGATGGTCATCATTGTTATTATAACTGTAAGCCATTTCCCTAACGTCATACGTTATTGCTCGTACTGGATTGATGTTACTCCTATACTTTTTCATTATAGGTCGGTAGTTCCACTTGTCATGACGAGTGTGTTGATTTCGTATAAATGCTTTATACTCGTTTAAAAAACTTTTATATAATCCTTCTTCGCTGTCTTTTACATCTACATTGTAATGTTCTATTAAAGCGTCGGCATACTCTTGCACCTTAGGCGACAAGTCATCATACAATTCTCTTACGTCTAGTATAGTGAATGTCCCATCGAAGAATGTGTTTGGGATTGCCTTGTGTCGATTATATTTTGTAAGTTCTGTAGTAAGTTTTATAGCATCAAAATTTATAATATCTTTTGACATGCTATTACTTATCACATATTGATTTTAAGTATAGTGTGTAGTTTACCAGCACCTTTGTTACGTCCTAGTGTGCTTCTTGCACCATCATGAAGTGGCTTGGGCCATTGCCCTATATCTACCCAAGCATACCCACAACTCTCTTTATTAAGTGTTGGCAAAAATTCACTATCTACTACAGCACAAAAACTGTAATACATAAAATGTTTATTTTTACTTTGATATGTATCAATTGGATTTAATTTTTTAAGTTCAGGAACAAAGCCTATTTCTTCTTCAAGCTCACGTTGAATGCATTCATATGGCGACTCACCATGCTCTATGATGCCTCCCCAAAATCCCCAAGTGTGTTTCATTCGTTTGTCTGAATTTCTTAATTGGAATAAACATCTGCCTGTGTCTTTTGCTAAGAATAATACACCCGCGGCACTAATACCTTTGTGCTTATTAAAATTGGTTAAAGGATTTAACCGTTCTATAATACTTACTGGCTCTAGATGTTTATTTTCCAGAACCCCGGATTGTACGTCCCTTCGTAAGTGCTTGTCCACGTTTCGCTTTGCCATTTGTATTGTTTTCCTGTGTATGTGTTTGTAACGTAATGTAAGTCTGTAACAGCAGAAGCATTAAATACTACAGTCCATGCACTTCCGTTGTACTCTACTATGTCGTTTACGTCTGCAGATATACCCCACTGACTGCCTGATATTTCTGCTGTAAGTAAATATCTTTGCCCATTGGTAGCGGCATCTAACGTACCGTCTCCTGGGTAACTTGCTGTAGGGTCAATAATTTTAGTAATGTTAGAAAGTGTTGCAGTTGGTAGTGTATCATTGTCTACAGTAAATACTAACTTAGCAGGATCTATGCTATTCCTAGCAACAAATCCACTTACTAAACTTGTAACTGAATCTATGTCGTTTGATAAATTAAGTTGTAGTGTACTACCAGTTGTTAATGGTATGTCGCTCATTGTAACTGATGCATTACTTAATGTTCCGGATGCACCTTGCTGTGATATCGACTCTAATAAATCGTTCCAATTTGCTTTAGTAGTTGTTCCGTCATCGTAACTAGTACCTTCTGTAGGTCCTGTTTTAAATAATGTTGCTTCTGTACCGGCAATTTGTAAGAAGTAATTGTTAGGACTAACAGTATGTAATTCAAAATCACTTTCTAATGTCCTAAAGAAATCGTATATATCTTCATCATACCCCATATCAGACACACTTGAAGTATCATATATGTTGGTGATAATTGTGTTAATAATTTTTTGTCTCTTAACTTTCGCCGGAGGACTGATCCATATTGGTAAAGTAAATGTTAGGGTGGCAACGTCTATGGTTTCATCTACGCCGGCTGGTACACTTCTGTTTGACCAATTTATGTCTGTTAGTTCTACTTCAAAAATACTAGTCCAGTCTAATGGATTAGTGCTACTTTGTAACTGTATGCTAGGATTAAACAATACTAATATTTGTTCCATTATTTGTAGTTTTTGGTCTGTGTTACCACTCCAAATATCTACTTGCATTGTTAAGTTATATGGCACAGGCATGTATCTATCTGTGCTGTATAAGTTTCCTGGAAAACTTTGACCGCCACTTCCTGTTTCATATTCACTAGAACCACTATCGTATTGTCTTTCTGCAACTTGTACTTTACTGACTAGCATAGGATCTTGTGCCCTATCTCTAGCAATTAATAAACTATTAATACTACATGCAATAAAAGGAGTAGCATTAACCATGTTCTCACTACCCTTTCTTAATATGTGTGCAACCATTCTACTCATGTCTGCATATCTTACAGGCACCTTGTTATAGAATGTTGAGCTATCTCTCTTACCTTCTGCTACTTTAAAGTCGCCAAAGATTCTCATGAACTGTGTCAAGTATCGTCTTAGTTGTGCGTCATACCAGTAATCCAAATTAGCCATTAATTATCTGCCTTTGGTTTAACTGCTTTACTGAGATTAGTTTTCTCATTTTGCGTTGTACCATCTGTATTGGTAGTTATGGTGTCGTTATTAACGAATGATGTAAGTAGTTTATTAGCGGCACTCCAAGCCTTCTTGTTGTCGTCACTAATTTTACTCCATCTACTACCTTGTTTTTTAAATAATCTGTGAGGTTCAAAATCTGTTCTCAAGAAATAATCTCCGTTAACACAACTTATTGGGAATGAACTTCCACTGCCTACTATACTTATACCATTAGGAGCAGTTCCATCGCCTGGGAAGTATATACCTGGCTTATCACTTTCTTCGTCAACATATAAATGTCCACCTTCGTAATAGCCTGTATCATGTTTAACATCTGTTGTAGCAAGTTCCATTACCTTATCACTAATTGTAATTTCACTACTGTAAGTACTTAAAATGTTTCTTAAGTCTGTAGCAGTTTCACCAGTACCAAGAATATCTCTGTATTCTGGACTGTCTGTGATATTAGTTAATTTAACTTTCCACAAGTGAGGCCACCATCTAGGATCATATCCTTCTGCCGGTCTGCCTGAATCACTTACAACAAAGTATCTATTAATTGCTTCACCGCCACCTAAAAGTAAATCATCTCTTAAATGTGGTAGTTCAACAACATCGCCTGGCATTAATCTTCTACCAAGCAAACTTGCACATGTATTCATATGAAATGTCATTGACAAATTGTCGTTAGACATAAACATACCAAACTGTGTTAAATCAAAGTCTGGTTCACTTACATTGTAAGCACCACGTAATTCATAAATGTCTGTATCGTATTTTCTATCTCGGTTTTCTAAAAATAAAACATCTTGGATGTATAAATCGCCCGAGCCCGTACTTGCAGTTGCGTCATCAGTGTATGTGCCTATGTATTTGTGTACATAAACTCCTGTTCCGCCTGCATTGATAACTTCTGCCACAGCTCTGTCTATGAAGCCGTAGTCGTTAGTTTTGTTCTTGTTCCACAGTTGTATTCTTGGCATAATGTAGTATTTATCACTTTCTAAAGTTCTTGACAAAAGACGTGAATGCCTATCTCTCCTTTACGCCAGTAATTAAAACTATTGTTAATTATTCCTGGTAAATATGTGCTACCGAGTATAACAATACTAGGCAATAGTGTGTACACACACAGAGAGATAGACATGGTAAAAGCAAAAGCAAAAGCAACAAAAGTATCTAAAGCAACCAAAAATGATTGGGCTTTTCAAGATGTTGGCGACAACGTAATGAGAAACGCACAAGAAATTAGTGCAAACATTCAAAAGAATGCACAGCAAATTAGTGCAAACATTCGAAAGAATGCAGAAGAGATAGGCAATAATGTAAGAGCAAACTCAGAGAGAGTTGGCAACAACATGAAAGCATACTTAAATAGAAATATTAAGTAAAGTATTTAAGATTTGGGGGCTGTAGCTCAGTTGGGAGAGCGCCACGTTTGCAACGTGGATGTCGTAGGTTCGAACCCTATCAGCTCCACCAGATCCGTAGGAGATTATAATGGCAGATGAAATGGACCGCGATTTAGAAGACGTCATAACAGGAGCAATGTTAGAATTGTTAATTGATGCTAAAGAACGAGGAATGGATTTACTGTCGTTTGAACAAATTTGTGAATTATTAGGAGTTGATGATATAAGTTTAATGTCTGGATTTGAAAGTGGCATGAACTTTGAACTCAACGATGAATTTCTAGATAAACTAAAAGATCCAGAGATAAGACGAGCAATGCTCGAATCTTTCAAGGCAACTAAACATTGAATATAGAAACAGTTACATGGGTCCATCATTGGACCGACAAAACATTTAGTTTTAAAACAACACGCAATAAATCATTCCGTTTTATAAACGGTGAGTTTGCTATGATTGGACTACCGTCAGAAGAAGAAAACGGAAGACCTTTACTAAGAGCATACAGTATTGCTAGTGCAAACTATGAGGATGAGTTGGAGTTCTTAAGTATTAAGGTACCCGACGGACCTCTTACAAGTCGTTTACAGCATTTAAAAGTTGGAGACGAAGTAATATGTATGCCCAAGACAACGGGCACTCTAACGATAGATAACTTAACTGTAGGGGACAATTTGTATTTGCTTTCAACAGGAACAGGACTTGCTCCGTTTATGAGTATTATTAGAGATCCAGAAACGTATGAAAAATTTAAAAACGTTATACTAGTTCATACAACACGCACACATGCAGAACACACTTACATAAAACAAATTGAGGAAGTAGCATCGGTGTTTGCTTTAAAATATTATGATACCTGTACTCAAGAAGAATATATCCGCAAAGGACGACTGTGGGAACACATTGATTTGATTACTAACGGTGGATTTAATAAAGAAACTGACAGAGTTATGGTATGTGGAGGCCCAGAAATGAATTATGAATGTCGAGACTATTTTGAAGAACATGGATTCATAGAAGGCAACTTAGGTGAACCAAACGACTTTGTACTAGAACGTGCTTTCGTAGATTAGAAAATACGATAAGTACATACATGCTAGAAAACTTTAATCCTGAAAAAACTCCGGTAGATGTACTGCTATTTGCAGATGACTTAACTGCTATTTGGTATTATGAACACATGATACCAGGTGCAAGTGTGTATGACTTTGGTTTAAAGTTAGCAGACGACCAAGGTATGAAACAATTTACTGATGAAGAATATGCAAAGTATTTAGAACATGTAGATAAAACATCACCAGAATCAGAAAGAGTTTGCAATTATGTAGAAAATAATGACTATTGTTCTGCACATCATACTGCAAGAAGTTATGCTATGTATAAACTTGCACATGAAATAAGAAAGAAAGGCTATACAGTACAAGTTGTAACACACTTTTGGTATCACACAGAAGAAGACTTTAAAAAAATATTTAAAAAGTTTATAGGTGATAATACATTTTTAGTAGGCTTTAGTCAAACATTCCATAGTGCATATAACCCATGGGCATTGTTTCATTCTCTTTACATGCCACCACAACGTCAACGTCAAATTAAAAACTGGATTAAAGATATTAATCCTAATACTAAATTAGTATCTGGAGGTAGTCCTCACACATTAGAAACATTATTAGATAAAAGATTCGATAGTGCTATGCTTGATATGGATATTATCAACGTTGGTTATGCAGAAGCAACAATTTTTGAAATGCTAGATGATATTAAAGCAGGCACCGAGTGGCCCGTTTATACAGATAGAGGCAGTCGACTAGATATATTAAACAGTACAATGAGTTACTGTGAAGAAGATGGAATTGTTAAAGGAGATGAAATGCCTTTAGAAACTTCACGTGGTTGTATTTTTAGTTGCAGTTTTTGTAACTTTGGATTACTAGGAAAAGAGAAAGGTACATATATTAGAAAACAAAGTCTTATACAAGACGAACTGAAACGTAATTGGGAAGAGAATGGCATTTACAAGTATTGGGTAATGGACGATACCTTTAATGAGGATAGTGATAAACTTAAACTTGTAGCAGAAGCAAAACATAATGCTAACATACCATTAGAGCTTAGTGCGTTTATTAGATTAGACTTACAACATAGATTAAAACAAGAACAATTACTACTGGATTGCGGATTATTTAATCCACACTATGGCATAGAAAGTCTTAATCCTCTCAATGGTCCATTAATAGGTAAAGGTTGGAACCCATTAGAGCAATTTGAATACTTATGGGAATTAAAGAACGGTATATTCAAAGACAAAGTACAACTGTTTAGTTCATTTGTAGTTGGATTACCAGAAGACACCAGAGAGTCTTTAAATTTATTCAGAGAACAAATACTAGATCCTAAATTTAATCCGTTAGATTACTTAATGGTAAACTATATGTTTATAAGAGATTTATCATCTCATCAAGTTACGACATCGGGCGATGAAAACTTTCAACAAACAGGCAGTAAGATAGACAGAAATCCAGAAGACTATGGGTATGACTTTCCCATTGAAGAAGCAAACAGAATACAACAGGCTACTAGTGGAGCAGTTGTTAGGTACTGGCGTAACAAACATGGCATAACTTACACTGGTGCAGAACGGTTTGTTAAAAAGTTAAATGAAGACTTCCATAAAAGTAGAGGCTGGATGCCAAAACTTACAGCAACGTATCACAAGATACCACTAGATGCAGAAAAAACAGACTTTATGAAAAATTATTGGCAAGAGTATTGGTCAAAAATTATGTCAGTTCAACAACATACACGGTATAATTCTGTACAATGGGTAAATAACGGTGAAGTCACAGAGTTCAAACCTATATGAAGCACATACTTACATACGATAAAGATTTTATTCACACAGAAGTAGATATACTGATGTTTGCGAGTGACCCAACGGTAGCTAGACAGTATGAAGTACAGTTAGAATCGATGAACTATCAAAAACAATGGACAGATGAAGAGTATGCAGACTATTTACAAACTGCAGACGACTTCGAAAAGCGTTGTTATACTAGAAACCAAAACTATGATCCAGTAAGAGCAAAAACAGACCCGTTTCATGGCTGGATAGAGTGGCCTATGAGTAGCGATCATAATTCTAGGTCAATGGGAGCAGATAGGGTTGCACATGAACTTAGACAAATGGGGTATACAGTACAAGTAATACATTTTCCATTGCACTCCAGCGAAGATTTAATACACAACGTTATTAAAAAGTTTGTAGGACCTAATACTAAAGCAGTAATGTTTGGACAAGTGTTCGCCTTTGGCGCCACACAACGAGGATTAATGAATAGTGTGTATTTCCCTCCATCAAGACATCATAAATTAAAAGAATGGGCTACAGAAATTAATCCAGACATAAAACTTGTTATAGGTGGAATACAATTTAATGCTACAGAAGAATTAAAAGGTAACGGACAAGTAGATTCTCCCCTACATGACATAGATGTGTTCATGTTTGGTTATGCAGACGTTACAATTAGACACATGATGATGGATTTAGAAGCAAACACTCTCAAAAAAGTATACACTGACGCTAAAAGTATGCTAGATATAGAAAATTCTACACAACATTATTTTCCAGAAGACATACTTTTACCAAACCAACA